TCTTTACAGAGAGGCAGCCATCATCTGCTCTCGTCAGAACGGCAAGTCTGAGATTCTGTTGCCGCGTATCAAGTGGGCTGTGGACAATGGCCGCAGGGTCATTCATACCGCCCAGAACAGGCTGCTTCCCCGCAAAGTCTTTATGAGACTGGCTCGCCATTACGAGAAGGTTCCAGGTGCCTACATCCGCAAGGCCAATGGACAGGAAGAGATATCGCTGCCTGATGGGGGAAGTTACGTGATTGTTGCCCCACAGAGAGGGGCACGTGGACTGTCGGGGGATGACCTGATCATTGACGAGCTCCGGGAGTTTGAGGACTTTGACTTCATCGCGGCTGCAGAGCCGACACTCACAGAGTCTCTGAATCCGCAGGTCATATACCTGAGCAATGCTGGCACGGACCTGTCAGTGGTCCTGAATGACCTCAGAGACAGAGAGGACCCTGCCCTTGCCTACATGGAGTGGAGTGCCCATCCCGATCGGTCAGTGGAGGATCATGAGGGATGGCTAGAGGCTAATCCGATCATCGGTCATGGGAAGCTCACCGTGGAACGTCTGCAGCAGCTGCACGCGAAGTACAAAGAGGCAGGAGAGCTTGCCATCTTCGAAACCGAACACCTGTGCCGGTGGGTCCGCAGCATGCGTCCCCGCCTAGTGCAGCAGGAGTACTGGCTGCGCTGCAGAGGCAAGGTCGAGTGGCCGCCTGCACGTCCCATCCTGGGCGTGAACGTGGATGCTAACGGCACACGTGCCAGTGCTGCTCTGGCATGGATGCAGTCAGATGGGAAGGTGGCTGTAACCGTGATCGGAGACGTGAGCGGCGATCCCGTGGACGTGACAAGGTTCGGGGTAGAGCTCCAAGAGAAGGCTGCTGAGCTCGGATGGGACCAAGTAGCCTTTGATCCGTGGACCGATCAGCACTTGGCAAGGCACTTTGCGAACGTCAAAGCGGTGCAAGGATCGGAGTACGCCAATGCCAGTGAGCGTTTCGTTCGTCTGATCGAGACCGGAGGGCTTGTCAGTCAGTGGGCTGATGCGATCAGCGATCAGCTTCCGCACGCTTCCAGACGTGAGACGAGCTCCGATTCATGGATGGCCGAGAAGGGCACTGTGCCGATCACTGCCGTCCTGGCTGCGATTCGTGCCGTGTGGCTAGCTGCTAATCCTCGTCTGTCAGTGGGTGAGATATACTGAGCGTGGATATCTGTTGACTTCACGCACCGGGGAGCGTGGGCGTTTCAGCGAGCTTCTGCCGTTTCTGTTATAATCCGTATATATCGCAGTAGGAGTAATCTGCTGATGTTCCCGGGACTTGCCCCGCACTCTCCCTCCCTGACTAAGGATGGTAAGCGCTGCTCGCTGTGCGCTAGGCTTGTGGCTATCTGCCGCTTGTACTGCTCTAAGTGCGGAGCGCATAAGACGCAGCATCATCCGCGCACAGGTGCCTGCCCGCCCTGACCCGTTGCCGGGGTACTCCGCAAGGGGCTTCCGTCCGTGTGGTATAAGAAACCGTGCCTAACTTCCTGAAGCATTCCATTCTTCAGACGCGAGCAATTGACTCTTTCACGGACTACCCCGGACTCACTGAGCAGCTTCTAGCCATTCAGGGTTTACGGGTACAGGCATGGAATCCGCCTTCTGTCCGTGAAGCTCTGAGCTTCCCTGCCGTGTTCCGTGCAGTGAGCATGATCGCTGCTCTCATCGGGAGCCTTACACTGGAGGCATACCGCAACGGTCAGAAGATGACCGATGCTCCTGCCCTCGTGAAGCGTCCTGGAGTCTTTTCTACTCCACGTGATTTCTTCCGGGACGTGGGCTGGAACGCTGCCAGCTATGGCGAGTGGATATGGTGGATCGTGGACAGAGACGAATTCGGCATGGCCCGTCGCCTTCTGAATTTGCCTCTCGGACAGGTACAGGTAACGAAGGACACAGCCTTTCCGCTGATGCTCCGCTACCGCTACCGGGATACTGAGATTCCCGCCTCTGATATCTACCACGGGACGGTATTCCGGGAGCCGGGAAGTGATCGCGGTATCGGTCCTCTCCAGCTTTGCGGGGCTGCTTTGTCGGCAGCGGTGGAAGCTGATCAGTGGGCAGCTAGGTTCTTCAAACGCGGTGGAGCTCCTAGCGTGAACCTGGACTCTCCTGTGAAAATGACTGCCACGGAGTCTGAGAATGCCGTGGAGCAGTGGCTGAAGCGTGAGGGGAATGAGGTTCGGGTAACGTCTGGCGGTATTACGGCAAAGCCTTTCAACGTGGACCCTGAGAGCGCTCAGCTGCTCCAGTCCCGGCAGTATTCAGCAGCAGCTGTGGCAACGATGTTCGGTATGGATGCAGACCTGCTGAACGCTGCTGTAAGCGGGCAGTCTCTGACGTATCAGAACGTGGGGCAGAGGTTCGATAACTTCATCCGTTCTACGCTCTCGCCTAACTACCTGGAGCCTATCGAGCACGGTATCTCTGAGCTTCTGACCCGGACCACTGTTGCTCGATTCTCTCTCGGCTCTCTGCTGCGAGCGGATGTAAAAACGCAGGCAGAGGTTTACAGTGTGCTAATCTCTGCTGGAATGGCTGAGCCAGAGGCACGTAAACTTGCGGGGATTGACACTTATACTGATACTTTGCCTGTTCCGGCTCCTGGTCCTGTACCCGCTGTGGTCACTAGGGAATTAGTCCGTGGCTAGACGTTTCGTGATCCGTAGGACGCAAGCGGAAGTGGACGCTGAGACTCGTGCTGCACGTAAGCCACAGACGAGGGCAGAGCTACAGGCTGCTGCTAGGGAAGCGGGAATCAGTAATCTCCGTCAGTCAAATGAGAGGCTACAAGCAGCGTTGCAAGCTCTGAAGGATTCTCATGACCGCTAACGAGCTCACTACAACTGGAGAGGTGCAGTCCTTTGACGAAGAGAAGCGGGAGCTCTACGTAAGGGTTCTGCCGTTCGGGGTTCCAGTCTCTACGCAGCGCGGCACGGAGGAATTCCAGAAGGGTTCTTTCGCTGGCATTGACGCTAGTAGATTCGTCCTCCGACAGAGGCATCAGGACCCTCCTACGGGTCGTGGCGTGGAGCTAGAAGAGCAGGACGATTACCTCTTCATGAGGCTTCGCGTGGCTCGTACTCAGGCAGGGGACGAGCAGATTGCTCTGTACAAGGACGGAGTAGAGACTGGCGTATCGGTGGGCTTTGAGGATGGAGACTTTGAGAAGGTCCCTACTGCCTCTGGCCGCTATCACTACAATCACAAGCGAGTGAAGGAAGATGGGGTACTGGAAGTTTCCACTACCTATCGTCCTGCTTTCGGAGACCATTCACAGGTTCTGCAGTACCTAGAGAGGAACGAAATGGCGGAAGAGACTCAGACGGCAGAGGCGGAGGCTGTCTCTCCGTCAAATGGCGGGCAGATGGTGACACCTGATCAGCTTCATGAATTTCAGCAAGCCATGCTTACGCAGCTGGAAGATATCCGGGAGCGGCAGCAGGCTATGAACGTCCTCGCTCCAGAACCTGAGCAGAAGAATGCCCTCGTCCGTGAGGTTGTTCTAAACGTCCGTGAGCTCGCAGAAGTGATCACTACGGACAATCTGGGCGTGGTCCCGGATGTTCTGAGCAGTGAGATGCTTGGAGCCATCGCTACCGGGCGTCCCTTCATGAATAGCACACGGCAGGTTCCTGCTCCTGCGGCGGGTCTCAGCTTGCTCCTGCCGAAGATTACTCAGCGCCCCACTGTCGCTACTCAGGCAGCAGAGAAGGACGAGCTCTCGTCTCAGGCAACCGTGATTAGTACGGTTGACTTCAACATGATCACGAAGGGCGGCGCTGGAGACCTCTCCATGCAGCTTATCCGCCGCTCGTCTCCTGAATTCCTGGGGCTGTGGCTGGAGCTCCTGGGGCAGGCATACGCTGCCAACAGTGAGGACGGCGCTGTGGATGCGCTGCTTGCCACCACGGAATCCGCAGGCGGTATCTTCGATCCTGCCGCTCCGGAGTTTGGTGCAGCGTTCGCTAACAGTGTGGCGGCTACCGGAAAC